CTTACCGCTGTTGGTATATCTGGCATTTCGGTATCACGTATGTTTGTGGTGTTGTGTATTTCCCACTTATGCTTACAAGACCATTTTTCTATTAACTTACGTAGCATCTTATTCTGATTTAAATGTTTTGTTGTAGTAATGTTCTGAGTCTGAATAATTATCTTGCCACATTCCGCATTCATCAAAAGCATTCATTATCTGCTCCTTCTCCATTTCTTTGGATTGTTCTTGAATTTGTCGAAGTTTATCCCAATAAATATTTCTATCTATTAGGCACATATCAAATTGTTGGTCTAAATAAAGCCATTCATTACACAACCATTCTACTGCTGTTAATTGTTTTTCTGTTTTCATCTTATTCTTATTTAAATGTTTCGTTATAGTATTTTTCTGCTTCTTGTAGTTTTTCTGCTTCTTTCATTCTATCATGGTCTGACTTTTCAAAAAAATGAGCAATGATAAAAATGAATGTGAATAAAAATAGACCTGTCATATTATTCTTATTTAATCGCTTCTATTTTATTTTCTAATTCTTGTATTCTCTGTAATAATATAAATGTATTTATAATACCCAATCCCAATATTGCTATTACTATAATGAGAACCATGCCTTTCATTTTTTCTATTAATTTATTTTCCATCTTATTCTGATTTAAATGTTTTGTTGTAGTAATGTTCTGATATTTCTGTAGTACCAATAGAAGGTCTATATCCTTGATAATGTGCATTAATTATATACTCCTTCTCTATTTCTTTGGCTTGTTCAATTATATCTCTTAATCCCTCTTGTTGAATTAATGGTAATTGCTCAACTAACCATTCTACTGCTGTTTTCATTTTTCTTGTTTTTTAAAGGTTAGTAGTCAGGACAGGATTCGAACCTGTAAATGAGCTGCGCCTACCCCCACCAGAGTCTACTTCTCGAATCGAACGAGAATCACGCCCAGCGTCTCAGATAATAGCGTCTACCATTCCGCCACCTGACTATGTTGCTCGTCTTTCCGAGCCGTCAGCGTTCTATTGAAAACAGGAGTTGTTGCGCCTATCCCTTATTACATTTCGTGTTTACATATGTGGCATTTTTTACCACTTATCATTATTCGTTTTGACATCTTGCTTCAGCTTCTCAATGTAGAGCGTGGCATCCATCAATTCATCCTGTAAGTGGTTCAGCCAATCGGTGAGGCTCAAATCATCACGATCTAAAGTGCGCCCATATTTCTCGATTCCGAGCTGGCTGCGCTCATAATACTTACCAAGCACCTTGATTAGTATTGGGTCTTGTATTTGCTGTTCCATTAGTTAAGGCTTGACCATTGTTCATAAAATTCCTCTGGAGTCACTTCAGAGATGTGTACCTCATCAGAGATGGTGAGCACGATGCAAGTGTTGACACCTGGCATCATGTTGAATAAGTCATGCACCCTTGCAACCAAGTTATCGAGGTTGTCATTCTTGGTGCCTATGTATGCGATGAAGTACTTCATTTCATCAGAAAGTTGAATGCTTGAATGTAGAACTCATCTCCCACCCCATGACCTCTCATAAATCGGTTGACGGTGTAGTAGTTGAGATTCATATCCTCGGCCAAATGTGTCATTTTGTAGCGAATCGAGAGTCGGGACCTCAACTCTTTGTGGATGAAGTCCCGAATGTTCTCGCCATCAGAAAGGTAAATCGTCATCGATTTCATCTGTGATTGGTTTTGATGGTGCTGCTGTCGTTGCGATGCGGATATCCCAAGCATTGAGGCTGACATAATACTTGCCATTGTACTCTCTGCCTCGAAGGTCGAACTTGACCTCACATTCTTGACCGACTTTGGCTCCATCAAGGAACTTCACTCGCTCATTGACTGCTTGAAATTGTACCAACTGCGGATACTTGTCACCGATTGAGAGCACGAACTCTCTGATGTTCATTTTCTCACTCACTTGTCTGGCTTCACCAAGGTGGTGAATGGTGCCCTTTGCTTTTAGCTCTTCCATTTTACTTATTGTTTAATTGTTCATAATATTCGTGATATAGATCGGATGCTTCTTTAAGGCGAGCAACCATCTTTGCCTCAATATCTTCATCTCTATCGTACCAGAGAGCTGTGATTCGCTTCTCAGGATTGATGTGGTCCACTCTGTGCAGCTGGAGATTCTCGTATTCATTGAGGAATTCATCCCAGGTTGTGACCATGCAGTATATGAGCTCAGCACATGGCTTGTCATAGAGCATCATGTAAGCACGCAGCTGCCATTCATAGAGTGGATTGACAGCATCTTCCATCAGTGCCGGAAAAGTATCCAATGACCACGATGTTTTGACGTCGATGACTCGCTGCTCGATTATGATATCAGCAGTTCCGATGAGATATTCATTCTCGATAGTCACTTCATTCTTGGTATACTGTGTGAATCTCACCGAGTTGATGAGGTTGATTGATTCCAGCTCTTGCTCTCTACCCTTCCAGATGTATTTGTTGTTGAGTTCTGTGGTGTAGTTGTAGAAGTCTTGCTTCGCACATTCCTTGATGTAGCTCTTGGCTGTTTCTCCGATGCTGTCCTTGGCTCTGCCATTGGTCATCAGCTTTCCGATTTGCGATGGATGCCATTTCATAGTGCGAGAGCTTTGAGTTGTACTTCAGTGAGTGCATAGTTGGAATTCAACTGTTCTGCTGTGTACTTGCCAGCTTCGATTGATTCGAGTGCTTTTTTGAAGCGGTCATCTGTGATCGTTGGCTTGGATGCTGCACCTTGAGCGGCTGTGTTTCCATCATCATCCACAGCTTGAAGTGATAGCAGTGACTGCAATGTACCTCTACGGAAGTAAGTGACGGCAGCGAGCACCTTTTGTGGGTCTGTGATGACTGGAAGGCTCATGAATGACTCGATGACATCACCAGAATCGATGTCGATGATACGAGTCACCACATCATTGCCAACCACTGGCTGCAAGAGAAGCAGTCCATGCTCGTGAAGGATTGGCTCCACCGTTGTGAGCAGCGCATTGATATCAGCGTAGCTCTTCTTGAAATGAGGATTCGTTGCATTCTTTGCAACCTTTCCGATTTGCTGCTTGGCAGCGTGTAATTTTTGCCAAATGTTCATTGGCTCTGCGAGTGTAGCCTCCGCTTTCTTTGTAGTCATAATATGTTGTTTTGAATTGTAAATATACGCTTTTATTTGATTGATTCGCAAAATTGCTCATAAAATTGCAAAAATCCTTCAAAATCTCGGGCAATAACATACACACCACCAGCCTCTTCAATGGCTTTCTGGTATGCTTTCTGCGCATCTGACTGCCTATCCTTTCCATATTTGACCTCAATCTTGACCGAGCGGCCCTTGATCGTGGCGGAGATATCTGCCGAGCCTGGTGTTCCGGTTCCCTTGGTCCATTGCCCACCGATTGCCACTCCATCTGTGCGGTATTTCTTGCGATACACACCCATCGTATTGATTCGCTCAGCTTGGCATCCGCTGAACTGAAGGAATGCGATGATTGACTTGGTCAGTGCATTGGCACTGTTGTCATTCCATTGGTCCAGGGCGATGAGGTGCGGTGGGATGGTTGGATACTTTTCCATTTTGTGTTTGAGCTGGAGGTCTTTTATGATTTGTCGATGTTGTCGTGTCATTGCTTCGCTTTTTCGTTAAGTTCATCCCAAATATCATCAGCTTCTTGAGTCGGTTTGGGAGTTCCCGAATCGAGAAGGAAGTATCTGCCGTTGTGGTTGCGCCCTTTGTTGAGATTGTATCCTTTGTAATCGGCATACGATTGCACCCATTTAAGGAATCGGCGTGGCTCGAGCTCCTTGAATGAGATAAATTCGGAGGTGAATTCTTGAATCTTAGTTCCGTTGTAGTAGTAAACATCAAGAGCAAGGTTGCCTTCTTCAGCCCAGTCAAAGAAGTCCTTGCACGTTGCCTGGATGAGTCGCTTGGCATCTGCGTTGATGCTGATGGCTTTCATCAATCCATTTGTCAGGTATTTTTGGAGGTTCTTCACCATGTAGTTGTCGAAATTCAACCAATCTTCATCGGTCCAAGAGTCGAATAATAGCCGACCATACTCATCGAGTGGGCTGCGCTTGCTGTGGAAGTACTGATAGAACTCAAGCTCGTGCCTTCTGCGATCATGAGAAGAGCCGGCACCACTGATGACATAGTTGGTGGTGATGACAATTTTTGGTGATCTGTTGAATGGAATAAATATCTCATCCTTATTCTTTCGGTTGACAGTGATACCCTCGGTGATGAGGCTGAAGAGCTGCTCGAAGTCGAATGCTTTTCTCACGTCATCGAATGCAAGAATCTGTGTGTCCAGGTTGACTCGCTGATAAACGAAATCTGACTTGGATGGATTGAAGCTCTTGCCATCAATCTTCACGACTCTGCGCAGATTGCCGAGTGCTGCCAACATCAGTGACTTGCCTGACCCACCATTCGGATTGTCATCAATCTCTTGGTCATTGAAGATGATTGCCTTCTGGTCTGTCTTGTCCTTGAAGGTGTGCATCAAGTAGCCAAGTGTTGTCTCCAGGGCATCGACTCTGCCGCTGTCATCTGCTGATACCTTGCTGACAAAATCTTGAAAGTCATTCTTGCATTCATCCAGCTTGGTGAAATCTCGCTCGATGATTTGATTCTCCCAAATATAGCCATCGACATCGATGTAGCTCTTGAGCTCCACTTTGCTCTTGGATATCTTGGCCACTCCATTCTTGAATGGGATATATGATGTATCCTTGCTATCTTGTAGCATTAAGATGTTGATGCTGTCAATCATATTGATGAAATTCTCATTGAATAAAAACGCATTGCGTGAGCAGTAGTTCCAGACATCCATCTCGCCCTTGCCTTGCAGATAGTTCAGCACAAAGTCCTTGATTTGCTCGGCTGAGGATATCTTGACCTTGTTCTCCTTGACTCTGACAAATGTAGGTTTCTCAGCGTTCTCTGGATAGTACTTATTGAAGCCATTTTTGACCAAGAATTCAGCGTAATTTGATGGCTGTATGGTGATACCACCCTTCTCATTGACTGACCAAAAGATATCATCACCGGTCTGAATCTCTTTCTTGATATCCTCAATTACATCCTCTCGCACGTTCAGCTGCTTTTTGATGTCATCATCAGTGATGCCGCTCTTGAGCTTCTGACGGACCTTCTGAAAGGTATCTTTATCTTCGAAGTACTTGATGCCATAGGATGCTTTTTTGTAAGCAGAGCGCACTGTTGTGACCATCTCTTGCTCACTGAAGCTGGTGCCTTGAGCATACCTGGTGTATATGTACTGTTCTGCCGTATCCTTTGAGATGCCATACTCGCACAGCACTGCTGCCAATTTGAACACGAATTCATTGCGGCTGCCCTCAACGAACTGACAGCCATGGTCGAATCGCTCAATGAGGCTGATGATTTTGTCCTCATCAGATAGGATGCAGATAGGAGTGCGCTCGGTGTAGCTGAAGCCTTGGTCTTGCTCTATGCCTTCGAACACTTGGCAGAACTCATTGAAGTAGATGTCAGGGTCGTATGACTCAAAACACACACGACTGACGTTGCTGTTCTTTGTATCGAAGTATTCGCTGTCAAAATACTTACCGAATGCAGTGAATCTGCGCTTGTGCTCTACCTTGTCTGATTTCGGGATTCTGATGACAGCTTTCAGCCCATTCCCAGATGGCGAAGTGAATACCATCATCACATGAGGGTCAGCAATCAGTCGCTTGCGTTCCTCAATCATCAGATTCTTGGTTGGATATTGGTCGAAGTCAAGGATGCACAGACCAGAATGCTCAACCAAGCTGCTGTCATTGCGCTCGGTGAAGGTACCATTGAACATGATTGCGTTCAGTGAGGATTTGAGGCGGTCATGCTCTGGGTCTGCCTTCTCAAGTGATCGTATTGTTGTCACTTTTTTGATTAGCTCGGGGTTGCCGAGTCTGATGCGGTTGTATACCTCTTGAATAGACAGTTCAAAAGGGGTCTCTTTGATGTTAAAGAGTGATTTAAAGATTGATACTTTCATAAAATATTGTTTTGTGGGCTGTAAATATAGGCATTTTGTGACGATAAATGGCTGTTTTGTGACGATGCGTGACGATAAATATGCAAATCTTGAGGCTTAAAAAATTGATATTGTGCGAATTAACGTTTTTGCGTGACGATGACGCTATCAAAAATTTTTGGCTCTTGGTGTGTTTGATATCTCTTCAGTAATCGGTATATAAGAGAATCCGTCATTGCGTCACGCCATACACCCCTTTCTTGATGTCATCCTGTATCTTTCTCATCTCCCAAAATGACTCGCACTGGAGTACATCAAGCATGATATTGCGCTCAACCAAGTAGTCCATGGCTGTGTATGCCTCAAATTTTTGGCGCAGCTCATCGGTCATGCGAAGGAATAGGCGGTCGTTCTTCCATTCTTTTGCTTTTTGCGCACCATGAACCACTGACGAATGGTCCATATTGAATAGCTTGCCTATATCGTACATCGTTAGATGGTGAGAGCGAAGGAATGAGAATAAGTAGTAACGCTGGTACACCTTGTGACGTGCACGATTGATGGCACCATGTTTCAAGGATAGCTCTCTTGTTTCTATTTCTTCTTTTACTTGGTCAATTAGTTCTTGTATTGTCATGATTAAAAGTTTTTCTCCACCCATTGGCGAAATGATTGTTGTATCTCTATTTGTTGCTGAAATATATCCATGTTGCCACCAGCGAGAATGGTTGCATCTGCCTTCTGAATCTCCTGGAGCAGCATGGTTGCCTTCTGCTTGATGACTCGCTTGAATACACCTTGATCGTTGAGGTCCTCGATGAAGTCACCGAGCACTGGAAGCACGCCGCAGAGGGCGAGTAGTTTTTGTTCTCTTGTCATACCGGTGTCACTTTGAATTGTCCATCATTGAACCGACCTGTCTCAATCAGGTCCATCTTCTTCCAGTATGCCAGCGATTTGCTGGTGAATATCCACTCTTGCACGACTGCGAGGCCGATGTGGTATGTTAGTTTGAATCTCATAGCTCTTGCATTTTGATTTCACAAATTCGGTTGTACAAGTCATGATTGAACGACGTCCAAAAGCGGTTGACCTGGTAGTGGTTAAACGAACCAATCAAGCTCATCCTCGTTGATGGCTTCGACATAGGCTTGCTCGAAGTAGCATTGCTCGTAGAGCTTTGCGAGGTAGTCATCGCATTCTTTTGTTTGTTTAATTGTAAGTCCTTCATAATAGTGTTTTTCTGTTATTTTATAATCGCCATAACTGTCACCCACTTTGATGACATAGTTTGCCATGGTTGTTCCATTGGTCTCGGTCTCACCCACATCTTCGAATTCAACGAATAAATCAACGGCAGCTTCGCCAAATATCTTGATGCATTCATGGTCACGGATATCGATATCAATCATTGCTTATTGTATTTGTCGTTGTACACATGGTTGACGTACTTATCAAAAGAAGCTGGCAGCTCGTAGCTTTTCTCATGATATATTTGTTGGTCGATGCTTGGGTGGTCCATCACCGGTCTTGATACGGTTGTAGTCAGCCAAAAAAGGAATGCGAGTCCCGCAACCATCACAGCTGCGCCACTAAGTATCTCACGTTGGTCTTGGTTTAGGTTCTTAATTGTTTTCATTTTCTTCGATTGTTTCGATGGTTTCTAATAAATTTAACATTGAGCCCCATGCTCCTAAAGCATAACGGGTGTGCTTGTGGTCTGTGCCATATTGACTTTGGCAACATCTAAAGTCCGCATACAATTCAGCTTCTTTGCTGCGGATGAGCTCTAAAATTTGTTCTTTTTCCATAATAAATTGTTTTTGTTTCTGCGAATATACGCAACATTTGCAAATATGTTCACTTTTTTAAACAAATTTTTTATTTTTTTTCACATTTATTTTTGGAGCGTAAGGATTTACCCTGATTTTGTGACAATTTTCGTCAGGTTTTACCCTTATTTTATGACATGAATACCCGTTAAGGTGTAATATATTATACATTTAGTCGGTTTTTTGCCGATTTTGTATAATATATTAAACAAAAAAGGGAGCCCGAAAGCTCCCCCAAAACAACGTATTATAAATACGGCACTAAATTACAAAGGAAATTTCATTGAATCTATACTTTTGACGGTTTTTCTTACATTGTCTTGCTCATATCTTCGGCACTCAATGGTAAGGATGCGCCCTCCTGTTGGCTTCACTGGAGCACCTCGCTCAACGTGCCACCCTTTTGACCCATCACCGTACTCTTCTTTGTAAGTTCCTGTTAGCATGAGATGAATGTCTTTGTGTTGGTGGCGGTATCCAGTCTTGGAGTGCGAAGTGATTGTATCACGCACATCATTTCGGGCTGCATTCTCGTGGATGTGTCCCATTGTGAAGACATCGAAGTCCTCATACATCTCCAAAGCACGAGTCAAGTTGAGTGCTCCCTTGGTGACTACACCACCACCACCACTGCCGTGAAAGTATTTGATTTTGGTAGTCATCTGCACGTTGCCGTTGAACGTCTGACGCACAATAAGCCAACCACCATAGCCACCAGTGAATACATTGCTGCCAGCTTTGTAGTTTAGAAGGTCTACGAATCTCTGAAGGAGGTCGGTCTCCTGGTGCTTGATGATTGCGGTTTCGTGGTTGCCGTATCCGATTACCGTCAGAATGTGAGCATACGGCAGAAACCATTCGACAGCGGTCTCAACCACACTATCCAAGTACTTTGCATTGTTGTGCTCTGGTCGGATGTCAGACTTATTTCCTCTGCGATCTCCCTTCCCTTGCATCAGGCAGAACATATCACCATTAATCATGACAGGGATGTTGTGCTCAAGACAATGGTCGAGGTCACGCTTGAGAATTTTCCAATCGCTTTTTGGATTGTCCCAATGGAGGTCTGATATCATCGCTATCTCTACCAAGTTACCATCAAGCTGAAGCTCGTGGATATTCTTGGCGTGTTTTTTTACAATCATATTTCTTTTTTAGAATATCTGAATAGGTACATGGTACCCATACCAACAACAAAGCCAAGAATCAGCACCCAAAATGCGGGCTTTTCTTTCTGTGATTTGTACTTTGCCACCTCAATCTTCTGCACCTGGTGAATGGTGTCACGCTTGAGCTTGTATCGAATGCGCTCCTGATATCTTGTCAATGGCACAAAAGACGTCTTATAGCGCACTATCGTGTCTTTGGTGGTGTGATAGTACTCGTATACAATCTTATTGTCTACAATCATAGGAAATGAGTCCACTGAGGTGATGCGGATGGTGTCCGCTACGCTATCACAGCGATATCCTTTCTTGATAGCTTTGGTCAGATGATAGTTGGCGGTGCAACTTGTCACAAGAATGAGCAAAAATAGTGACTTAAAATTCATTTATCAGACAATATGAGGTGAATTTCTGTGGCTTGCAGAGCTTAATGAACTCTTTGTATTTGGTGACGTTGTTGACCACTTGGCAACCAGCTGACCACCATCCAATCGAGGTGCCTGATGGCTTGCTCAAGTCGTATGTGTTTGGGTGAAAGTTGATGCCGAAGTATCCGGTGTCGAGCTTGCCTTGCTGTTCGCTGTCGTCATCCTTGTCGGCATCACGATACACCTGGACAGCAGCTCCAAGCTGGAGAAGTGCATCGACCTTGCCATTGTGCTTGCCAAACTTCCAAACATCATAGTACCATTGCTCCGATTTGAGCACAGCTGCACCATTTTTATTGACCTTTTCAAACTGCTTGAGAGTCGGTGTTCCTGGGTTAGTGGTGCCAGATGTCACCCAAATGAACTCCTCGCCATGGAATAGGTAGAATTTATCATCGAAGCTGTTGGCTGTATCTTCAGTGGAGCGCACTCCAAGAATCCAGTACCCTGATGGAATACCAACATAGTTGTGAATCGACTTGACTCGCTCAAGTAGTTGCTTATCGTTATACGTTTTGACCATCTTTTATTGTTTTATTCCATACGGTGAGGCCGATGGCAGTAGCTGAGTAGGTGAGAAGCCCTACAAAGACGAACTCATGCACCTTGAATGGCTTGAGAAGCGGCAGAAATGCGTAAATAATCGCCATCCAAAATGATGTGAATGCGCTCAATCGCTTCATTGACCACTTGCCTTCAGGCTTGAGTGTGTCGCTTATTAGTTTTTTTATCATTTGGCAGCACTGCATATAGTCGTTCTGGTAGTTCGATTCGAGTGTGTGTAGCTTGGCGATAGCTCTGCTCTTTGTAGCAGTCATACAACGCTGTCTCAACTTTATTGAGTCGACTGTCAGTGTGCCACAACCACAAAGCAAGCACCCCAGTCACTCCGTATTTTTTTATGATGGTAACGAATTCGGTCATCAGATCACAAGCATTTGGTTGTTATATCCGTTATTTCGTGGATATCCGCAGTTCCACTCATTATTCATGAAGCAATCACCTGTGCACTGCACGCATTCGATTTGTGGGCGAAGGTCAGTATCACGATTCTCGTGGCTGATGAAGATGGGATACTCTGCTCGGTTTTTGACCAGGTATCTGATGAGGCGCATTTCAAAGAATGAAGCCTTCTGAGCGAAGTGCTCCATGCCGAATGCAACCTCGCTACGCCCTACTGGCTGCGAATAGTCACCACTTTGCTGCTGGAGACCCTTGTTCTTGAGCTGATAGGTCAAACCAAAGACAGCATCTTCGGCAGACCTCCAAGCGATTACAGGCTGAATGAAAGCCACGAGCTGCTCCTCTTCTGTTGTGAGAGTCTGGTCATTGTATGCCTCGAGCAAATGGTTATAGAATACGGTGCCAAGTATCGGCATGACTCGAAGCTGCGCTTGAGTTGCTACATATGGAAATACATCAGTCACATCCACATTGGCGGTGATGGGTGTGTTGGTCTTGAGATAGTTTTCTGTGATGAAGTACAACATTAGGCTTGAGGTGTTTGATTTTGTGCTGCTGCTGCTTGTGCTTGAGTCATGTCACCACCTTCAATCGGTGGTAGTGATGCGAGTGCTCTGACCTCGTTTGGTGTCATCTGCTCGAGTACCTTGGTAGCAACCAATGGGCTGAGTGAGTTGAGTGCATCAGATGTCTTTGATGCATCGCCTTCGATTTCAACAATAGTCTCATTGATGATTTGGAAGTTGTTGATCGTGAAGTCGGCATTGATTTTGGCAATGCGAAGGATATCATTGAAGATGTCAGCCACTTGCTCACGCAATGGCATCACGACATTCTTTTCAAATATGACATATGCTTGCTTGATATCGCTACCAGAACCAAGTGAGCCAGTGGTGCGTACACCCATCAAGATAGGGTCAATGGTGTGAGCAAAACAGATTTGCTCTGTGTTGAGTCCTGAGGCCTCCTGGAAGAGCTTGTCATTCGAGTTGGTTGGGATGCTCTCAATCTTCGGTAGTTGGTCTTGTGAGTTGGCAAAAAATGCGACAGCTTTGCCCGAGTTGGCGGCTCCCTTCATCTTGTCAATGGTGCTTCTCAAGACATTCTTCTCCTCTTCGCTTTGTGGTCGCTTCGGAAACATCATGGCAAATGATGGGAAGATGCTGTTTTGAATGTTTGATTTTGCGAAGTACGAAAGCTCGCCAGAGAGATATGCGAAATTTAGTGCCGATGTGTACTTTGGAAGCGGATACCACTCTTGGCCCAAGCACTCGACCTCGTATACAAATAACTGACAACGATCAGTACAAGTCGGATGATATCTCTTTATCGGCATTACATCAATGCGGCTGCTCCAGTCGTCACAAATAAAATAGCTTTGTGGGTCTCTACCTCTCCTCACCTTGTCTGGTGATTGGTTCTCGATGCGAGTGAGCTTCATCTTCTCATCAAAGTGCAGCTTGAAGTATACACGATTGTGAACAATCAGTTGCTCTGTTGTGATTCTGACTGTCTTTTTTAGTCGAGATTTCTTTTCGAATGTGTACAATTCAAGAAGCTCTTGAGGTGTGGTCGTGGATGGTTTCAACTCGATGCCACCACCAACTACTGCATTTGTCTTGTAGTCAACGATGGAACCATGCAGAGGCGATGAGTAAACAAGCTGATTCAATACGCTTGGAAATAGATTCGAATCGCCAAATGGAATCCATCCGGTGGTCTGATGTCTACCATTTACATATGGAAGAGATAAATTGCCAGCACCAATGTTGAGAAATGGTGTTGAGAAGGATTGATATCCCTCTACCATCTCTGGTGCTTTTTGCTGTGATGTTCTGAATCGGTCAAATATGCCCATGATTAGTCGTAAATTGATGATGTTGATGCGCCACTGACAACCATTCTGCCCTCTTCAATGACCACTCCAGTGGTGTCACTGATTTCTGTGGGCGGTATGGTTGACTCATAAACGCTGTATGTATATTGTCCCTTCACGAGATCGACATCAACAGGCTCATCCAGGTAGAATAGATTGAATCTCTCTGGATAGTCGGAGTCATCAGGTGCGGTGAAGAGAATCGTGTCGGATGTTGGGTTCATTTCGTTCTGAAAAACGAACAAATAATAAGGTGAAGTAAGTGTTGACACCTCTGTCAGCGTCAGCACAATCGAATTCACCTCTCCTTTATTGATGTATATCATTATAGTTATATTGCAAATAGGTCAAAAAATGTTCACAAACAAAAAAAGCCACCCGTTTGGATGGCTCTTTGAGTAGGTTATTTCAAATTAAATAACAGCAAGTACAGCAGCCTCTGCGATTTCGTATGCAAGATAGTCATTCTCCGCCACCAAAGTCACGGAATACTTACTACCATCTGCACGATTTTGGCCAGAGCCTTCACCAACTGCGCTCAACTGAAGGTATGGGAAGTACCAATATTTCCCATTCATATCCTTCACAATTGCGTTGAGGTATTGTTGACCAGCACCCAAGATTTTGATGGCTTGAGATTTGTCCTGGTCACGTCTGTGGAACATCAACGTGATGGTCGCAGTGACATAAGATGAACCATTCACAAGGTCAATGGCTGCATCTTCAACATAGCTTCCAGTGTTGCGACGTATTTCGAATGGAGTATAGTCAGGAGCACCGACCATTAAATTGATGTCATTTATCTCCCATGTGCCAGTTGGAACAACGGCGGTATCTATATTGTCTTGCTGATTAATCCAAATCTTTTCGATGCCACCACTATTGTTGTCGCACGATTTTACGATTGTTTCTAAAGCTTCACACATTTTTTTTTGAATTTAGTCAGTTAAAAAAAAGGGGGGAATTTCACCCCCCTAAATTATTTAGGCAGCTGCGTTGTAGAATACAATCTCTCCACCATTCACGTGAGTGAATCCGACTTTCATGTTTGCACGAGTACGGATAACCGGCTCAGCAACTGTGTCTGCTAAGTTGATAGCACGCAATGCTTTGCCATCACCTTCAGCATCAAAACTGTATATAAGATTGCCTTTCAACGTAGCGACAATTTTGGATGTCGTACCCATACCAGGACACAATACCATCTTGATGCCTAAGTATGTGAAGTCAAGAGCTTGAGTCAAGTTGGCTTGAGTGTTGGCAGCAGCAACAGCAGCACGGTAAGCCGTAGCAACTGGAGTCGATACATAGATTCTCAAGTCTTCTTGGTTGGCGATTACAGCAGCTGGGATAGCAGCGTAAACTAAAGCCAATTTAGCAAGGACATTTGATGGAGTGATCGCAACTGGTGAAGCGATGTCAATCACAGCTGAATCAGCAAGCAATCCTTTCACATAACCATCGCACAATGCAAGTGCTGGTACCAATGAAGTTGTATCACCTAACCAACGAAGTTTTTCGATGTTCTCGGCGATTGTCTTAGCCATTTCATTCCAGTAGAAGTCCATGAAAGATGCAACAGTGAAGTCACCATTAGAACCTTTTGTCATTTGCAATGATACGAATGATTGTTCCAAATTGAATTGGCAGACCTCGGCCATTGCCGATAATCCACATACGTCAATTTCAACAGATGAGAGGTCGTCATCGCTTGCGTTCCATCCGCAGTTCTCTGCCTGGAGGACCTGACCGAAAGTTACGGTCGAAATTTTAGTCTTATATTTGACACCTGGAAGTGTACGGTAGTTGTCAGCAACTTCCTCGTTCAAATACGCACGAGAATAGAATGCCTCGCTGTTTGCTTGCAATAACGCCGATGCGTCAATGTCCAAGTCGAATCTTAATTTTCTGCTCATTTTGGTTGGTTTTTATTGGTTATTTAGGTTTAAAAATTTACTTACTGCGGTGAACTTTTCTTGCACTGACATCTTTGTTTTGTTGTCGGTTGCTCCAAGTTCTGCTTGTGTTTCTTCAGCGTACATCTCTTCCATCTGATTGCGAAGGTCTGCAATCATGGCAATCAATGCCTTCTCACGCTCCTCAATCACAGGCATCACGATTGCAAGAATCGCTTCAGAATCTGCTGTCGGGTCGATAGCCATCTCTTCATCAGTGATGGTTGCATCTTCAGTGACTGTCTCATCAACTGTTGTGTCTTCCAACGCTACTGGCTCAGCTGACATTTCTTCAGCAACTGGCTCTTCAGCAACTGGTTCTTCTTTTTGCATCTCTTTGATTTCAACAACCTCGCCATCTTTCATGACGTAGATTTTGTCCTCAACAAGATATTCTCCATCTGGTAACTTGTTCATGTTATTTGTGTTTAATTGTTCCGATAATTTAAGACCAAGAAAGCCCTCGATGGAGAAACCGACTTGCCCATCTTCAACCAATTTGTTGTAGTACTCGGGGTCAGTTACCTGAACAGTCAACATTAGAGTGCCTTTCGGTACGTCGATGCCAAATGTGCTCAATGCTTTGTCTTTGGTTGGGTTGTCCACGACCCATGTTTCAAGGATGTAGGCTGGTACCTTCTTTTCTGTGTCATGCTCCAGGTTGAAGATGTCACGATTGCGGAGGTCAGCCATGAATTTCGAGTGAATCTTGTCGATGACCTCAGCAGTGAACTGCACATAATACTCGCCATCTTCTTTGCTGTTGCGGTAGATGTCCATAGGTATCATTGCCGGTGCCGTGATGCGATACTTTAGATCGTCAGCGAAAATCATTTTTTTATCTGCGCTGAAAGCTAAGCCACGAACCTTTATGGCTGGAGTTTTCGTAAACGCTATCATCTCAATTCCAAGATTCTCGCCGTCGCTGTACTCGTCTTCGATGGTAATTTTGTAAACTGGAATATCTTTGGTCATGCTTATATTGCAAAAATTGTATCTTTGTTCATAAAATAATTTTTATGATACAAGTATTCGACCAGGAAATCCCTAACAAAATGAGCGAGCTGACCATTGAGCAGTTCGAAAAAATCAGCCAAATCCTTAACAACCAAGACTTCGACAACATCGAGAGATATGTTGAGATGTTCAAATATCTTGGAATAAAAGAGGAGCTATGGGATGACTACCCATTCAGCAAATTTGTTGAGCTCATCAAGGAATTCAACCTCAATTCATTCACTCCAAGTGAAACAGTCACAAGCATCGAGGTGGATGGCTACACCTATGAGGCGCAGCTCAAGCTCTCAGTGAAGGAGACCAAGCTCATCGAGAAGATTGTGAACACCAAGCCAAACAACTACATCAGTGACATCATGGCGATCATGTTCAAACGCACTGACCTGTCGAACACTGAGCACTTCACCGATGCCCATCTCAAGCACAAGGCCAAGTTATTCCGCACTCAGAAGGCTGAGTTGTGTGTGCCTTACATTGTATTTGTGACTGAGAAAATCGCTGAGTATGCCCAGACCAACACTGCCGAACAGGTGGAATCAAGTCAGTCTTGAGCAGTTCATTGAGCTTCGACAACTGAAAGGTGAGGATGGTGTATTCAACCACAACATCGACATCCTCTGCGTACTCACAGACTCATTACCTGAAGACTTCGATGACCTCGACATCGCAGAGGTGGCTGAAATCTTCAAGGACCTTCAGTGGCTCTACACCGAGCCGAGCAAATTGTATGCCGATAGGATAGGCAAGTTCTATCTCAAGCCAATGACTGACCTCACTCTCGGTGAGTTTATAGACCTGGAGTACTATTTCACCAATGACTATCTTCAGTATCTTCCCAACATATGCGCTCTGCTGTATCGCATACCAGAACTTGTGGAGGACAATGTGGTTGCACAGTGGGAGTCAACCAAGTTCAAGACATCAAGTCGGGTGCACTATTTCCTGGACCAACCAATCACCAAAGTTTATGGAGTTCTTACCGAGTATATCAAATTCAGAGATACCTTCATCACGAGCCACAAGAACCTGATGACCGAGCAAGTCGCTGAAGACCTCAATGACATCACTGACCCGGATGAAAAGAAAGAAGCGGAGCGTGAGAAATCATCTCAAAAATGGGGTTGGGAGCAGCTAATCTGGTCCATGTGCAACGGTGACATCACCAAATACGACCAAGTAATTAACATGAAGCTGGTGCTTGTGTTTAATTTCTTGGCGATGAGAAAAGAGCTCGAGATTTAGTAGTCGAGTGCGTAGTTGAATTCACCAAATAACGGCTTGAAATCATAGATGACCTTTGGCTTTTTTCGCAATAATCCACCGAGCTCAAGAATCGGGAAATTTTGTGCCAAATTTTGCACATACATTCCATACATTTCAGCTATCAATCCATTCATCTCAAGTGCTTGGTTGAATTTCTTCACCAGGTGAAATGGTACAATGGTGGCTGTTCCGTTATTGAGGTAGCCAAAATAGTATGCGGCAAGAATTTCGATGCGAATGTTGCCCTCAGTGCTCACCTTTGCATTGATGCGAACCGAATCATACAACGTACCTGTGTCGATGAGAGCTTCATCCTTGATTACTTTCTTGAGTGTGTTGGCGACTCGTCTCCTTAGAGGATATTTGTAGTTGTATTCGCCGGTGTTTTTGTACCTTCCCATTACTTATATTGCAATCAGTCACCGATTTGTTTAGGAATCTGGCAATCGGTCCAGGAATCCATGGTGAATGTGATGGTCATCAACCATCCAGCAGCATAGTCGAGGAGGTCATTGTTGAGCGGCACCAAAGCTGGGAAGCCGACCACATCAAAATCACGATCATTGTCATTGAATGTGTAGTTGAGATAAAGGTCCATTAGAATCTGATGGCAGTCACTCAATATGGTGTTGATGTTTGCACGGTCTTTTTGGATGATGTCGAAGCAATATATCTCAAGTGTGAAGTCATTGGTGTTCTCAGTTGGGATGGCATCCACAGGCACGATGTAGACAATCGGATACTTCTCGTCTTTGGTAGCGAAGTTGAAGAGCTGCTCCTTGAAGTCAGAGTTAACCTTTTTGACTTGAAGATGTGCGTTGTAGAATGCGATGATTTCGTTGACGAGTGCTTGATAGCTTATCATAGTACTGAGTTTTTCATTATTTTGTTGACCTTACTTTGTGTGGCTGTCATCTCGGTCTCACTGACCACAGCGGTGACGGTGATATTCTGCCCTCCATTTGCATTGTTGGTAGCACCGACGTTGTTGGCTGCGTTACCTTGACCGAATAGGTTACCAGGCACGAATGATGGAACGGCTGAATTCCCTCCTCCAGCTGAACCTCCACCGCCTCCAACTGATGGAGGGGTTGGTGGTGTGCCTCCTCCTAATGACTGCAATGCCTTGGCTGTGGCTGCGATGTTTCCAGCGATTCCGATGGCTGTTGAGATGTTGTTGAGTGCAATGACTGGAGCCGCTGCCGCACCTGATGTGGCGATTGCTTGAGGTGTTGCCAATGCTCCGACGTTTGCTGTCTTGTTGGCGATTATCATTTTGGCGATACCGATGGCTGATTCAGCGATGACTGCTGCCTTCTGCACACCTTTTGACTTCTCGAATAGCCCTGCAATCAATTTGACTCCTTGAGATGCTACCTCAAGCCCTTGCATTTGAATCGATCGCTTCTGCTCTTCCACAGCAGCAGCTGCTGCGATTGCTTTTTTATCGGCAGAATCTTGTTCTTCTTTGCGTTTGTTGTTGCCTTCCACATCGATTGCGGTGAGGTCAGATTGCAACTTCTTGGTGAGCTCTGTCTCAAGTACTGCGTTGCCAGCTGCCGCTGCGATGTCGGCATCGTATTGTTGTTGGAGCTGAAATTTTTTGAACTCATCGGCACTCATCGTGAGCTCTTGCAGCTTCAAGAACTGAGCATCCTCGATGGCGTACTTTTTCTCGTTCTCTGCCTTGACCTTGTCAGCTGCTGCCTTGGCTGCATCTTCATTTATCTTGGCGATTTCGGTCTCTCTTGCCTTCTCAAGACCAGTGATATCTTGCTTGTATTTTTGCGCTTCCGCAATTAACGCAGCATACTTGGTCTTGACGTCATCAACCTCTCTCTGTTGTTCTGTTTTGGCAGAGTCAGCCACAAGTTTATTGGCAGCTGCTATCTCTTTTCTGATGGCATCTTTGCCGTCTTTGTATGCCTTCTGGGCGGCCTCTCTTCTTTGCTTTGCTTCCTCCGCTTTCTTATCTTCTTTGGCTTTCTCTTCTGCATCGTCAGCGATTTGAATAAGCTGACGTTCTTTTGAGCCATCCTTGATTAGTTTATTTTCCTCCTCAATGCGCTTGCGCAATGCCTTGCGTCGCTCGATGCTGTCCTTATCAGTAAGACCCTTGAGTTTGGAATATTCATTGCGAGCATCTCCAAGCCTATCCTTTGCTGCATCGGTGATTGCTTTGGATTTGTCAAGCTCGAGCTGCGTGGTATCTTTTCCAGCTGCTTTTGCCTTGGCAATCTCGATATCATATTGGTCGGAGATGGCAGCAGTTTTCTTCTCAGATGACTTGAATGCCTTCTCGTTGGCTTTCTCCATCTTGCGTGCGTTCTCCTCAGCTTCATAGCTCGTGAGACCAATGGCATCGGTCAGCTCCTTGAATGCATCGATGAGCAAGTTGATTGGCATCATCAAGAAGTCGATGGCTTTCTGGAGCACACCAATCTTATTCAACCATATACCAATAGCAACCACAATGGCTGTGACAACGGCAGCGATTAAAAATATCGGATTGGTGAGAATCTGCGCTCCGAGCTTAACGAATGCGCCACCCATAGTGGTGACAGTACTCGTGAGGCCCTTCATTGATTTGCTGATGTCCTGAGCATTGAGTCCACCAAGTGACTTGCTGAAGACCTTTGCTTTCTCAGATGCCTCCTCGAAGTCGAGTGACATCAATGAGTCCTTTATGCCTCCAAATGAGTTGGAAATCTGCTCGAATTTCGAACCGGATGCGAAGACATTTACAGCATCATTGGCATCCTTTATTCTATCCGCTACCTCACCAGCTTTCTGGGCGAGGGCGGCCATTTGTTCTGGGTCAGATGCTTCTGCAATGGCTGCCTTGAGTGAACGGAGCTCGGCCTTGAGTGACTGAACACCTGAGACCTTGAGAGGTATTTCTATTTCATTAGCCATAGATTCTGACTTCGATTGGTGTGTTTAATAATATGCCATCATTGTGTTGATGGTTCTGCGTGTTGGTTGTTCTGACCACAATCTCTCCGCTGCTGTTGATGTATGCCGAAGTAAGGTGATCGTGTTCTACATTGCCGATAATTACAAAAGTGTTTGCAGGCTCAAATGGTGTTGGCGGTGTGCCCACATAGATACCTTGAGCAGAGCGATTCCATCTGATTTCTCCAATATTATTGGCCATCACCAAAGTAGTTGGCATATCATTTCTGCTTTGCGTTAGCAAGGCCACATATGTCTGCTGTACAGCTGCGGCTCCGTTGATTTGTGGCGTGAATATTCCATCCTCCTGGAGCGTTTTGTTGTCACCGATGACCAAGCCTTTGAGACCATCACCGATGTTGTTTCCCTTGCCAAGAACAACGACGTCGTGACCCGATAGGTTGATATTGGCTTCCGTTGATTTGGTAACAAGGATGCTGTCATTCGATACGGAAGTGATTGGCGGTGAGGTCGGTGTTCCTGGATTTGTTACGAATGGAGCGAGGTCAATCTCGCTATCAATGCTGATGAGCTCCACCTTGGTCGGGACATCTGAGTTGGCATCATAGTCGATGACCTTGTTGATGTTCCACCATGAGTTGTCGATGCGTATCTTGTCATTGAGCTTGAGTGTCTGAATGTCAGCCTCATTCAAGTGGAAGTAAGCCACCAACATCTTGCCCACATTTATCTGGTTCACTGTTCTACGCCAGTACAGATTGTAAAGCGTATTGGCAGTCAGCGTGGTAGGTGTGTAGTAGTAATAGTCGCACGTTGCGAAGTTGATGTCGAATGTCGGTGTGAGCGCATTGTCGAAGTGACCGAGCATCGGATAAACAGTGACACCGAGCACACCTGTTGTGCCGTACTCGATGAGGTCCCATGAGCCGCATGACTGCTGACCACCATCATACAAGATGCGGATGTTGGTCTTTGGTGCCTCACCATTCAAAGCTGGCACATATGAATCGAATGTCGTGGACACTACTGGAGTCGGTGAGAAGATGAGCTCCTTGGTGTCGGTATCCTTGACATATTCGTTATCAAAGGTGTACTCGAGCTGCCCATAAATTTCATCAGTCATTTGAGTGTACACCTCATTCGGTGAATCCTTGTCGGGCTTGTATGTGAGCTTGAGTTTCTTGGCTGTTAGGTCAGGTAGGAATATGAGATTCTGCTCTCTGTCCTTCATCAGCTTGGCCGACCAATCCTTCTCTGCTCCGCTGTCATAGTATTCGTCACGATGGCGAAGGATGAGCTTGTTTGGTTGGGCAACATCGCTGTCAGCGAATAGGTTGTACATCTGAAAGATTGACTTCACAAAGTCGCTCTGCTTAATTTTCAGCGGCACATATTGATTCATTCCTAAGATGCCACCAATCACCTGTATATTTGCAGTTGGAAGGATGCGCACTCGAAGCCTGTTGACCTTCATGACAAGATTCACAGCAGCTGCTGCGCTTGTTGATGTGTTAAACCATGCCGTGTAGCTTGTATGATTTCCAATTTTTATTTGAAATGTACTACCAGCAATGAGAATGCCCGAACCAGATGTGCTCTGTGTGATGGCAACAGTACCAGTCTTAATGCCGTTGATAAGTGACGTTGGACCTGGTGCGATAGTTGTGTTGATGGGAACCGTCTGATTAGCTGTGATATTGCTGAACTGACCCACATATGAGCCAAATGCAGCAGCAATGCGTGGCCGACAATTCAGCGCATTGTTACTATTTATGGCGTTATTGCCACTTGTGTTGTCCAGGATGAAGTCAAAATCTATCTCATACTCCATCGTGTAGCCTGTGCCAGCCGATGCGGTGGTCGTTATTGGTATTGTGTATACTCCAGCCGATGGGTTGAATGAGCCTTGCACATCAGTGATTTCAGTCCATCCTGTGACGTTGCTATATGAGCCATATGATGTTGTCGGAGTATCTACCTCAAAACCTGAATCTGTTGCCTCAACCAAATAGTCCTGATTGTCGAATGTGTTGCTGTCCCCATTGTAAGGGATGAGCAGCTTGTCGAAGCGAGCAGCAGCCAATTCACTCCACTCGTATTGAAAGCCAGCAGTGGCGAAGATGCGGTCAAAGTATGTCTTGGCATATATGGCTGGCTTCATCTGGCGCACGTTGTAGATGTTGTCGTTGTCATATGGCAACACATACTTGAAGCCATCAACAACAGTGTTGTCAAATGTATCGATGATTGCCGCAGCCGAGAAGGTGTGGTTGAGGTCAGTGAAGTCGAGGTCAGTCAGCTCCCTGTTTGTGATCGCAGTGAAGAACTCGACCCTGGTATCCTTTACGAGCACCTCGTATTCAACAGCTTGCTCATACGCATCGGTCTGCTGATTCTTGTTGACTGAGAGCAGCTGAAGAAGCGCAGACTCCATGATTGGCACCCCGTTCTGAATGACGCTGCACTTGGTCAGTGCGTTGATGTCGAAGGTTCCAGCTTGGATGTTGACATCATAGTAATGATTGAGCAGCTCGTTGTTGTTCTTGCTGCCAACCAATGTGATGGTCTTTGAGAAGGCTCCGCTGCGCTTGGTGAGGTCACGAATGTCCCCGACTGCGAAGTTCAATGGGAAGACTGTCCCTTCCTTCACGTCGAGGAATCCATTCTCGAGTTGTATTCTAACCATTTATGTTGTCCTGGTTTGCGAAGCGCACGGTGATTGATTGGCGCATCAGATTCTTATTTCGTTGGTTGAGCATCTCGTATGAGTTGGTCTCCACGATGACAGGTTGGTATGTGCTGCTCGATGGCACCAAGTCATCACCACAAGTGTAGCTCACCGACTTGATGAAGACCTGAGGCGATGTGATGAGCTCCTCGAAGTATGTCGCCATCTCTTGGGTCATCCAGTTGGTGTTGAGCTCCATGCGCTTGATGACGTTGATGTTGAATGTGTTGAAGCCGAAGTCCTCTGTTGTGTATGTCCACTCGTCTGATGCGTTGACGTAGCCGACCACATCTCTGTTGTACATATCACGAGTCACGTCTCCTCGCTGGTATGCACGCAGCTGGAAGGAGAATGATGAGTAAGAGCCAAGGCGGTCCAGGAACAACAGCTCATGCTCGCTGATGGATGCACGCCTGTCGAGATGGATGCGGTACTTGAGCGTGTCTTGAGATGTGCCTGTCGCATCATTGTTGAACCATACGTCGTACCATTCAACGGTGTTTTCGATGAGGTCACCTGTACCGGTCAATGAGCCGTAGTTGTTTGGACCGACACCCGCTTGCATAATCTGAGGCGATGTGGCTGCTATCTTGTAGAATGATGCTCCGTTGCTATTCTGAAAATAGATGCGGCCAGTGAAACTGGGCTTCCATAGGTTCAGCCATAGGTCTTGACCGAGTGTGCACTGAAATGACGTAGGTTGGTTTGTCAACCATCTTTTAGTTACATTCACAGGCAAGAAGTCGGTGCCATCATAAGATGTCCATTCCTCCGATCTGAAGGCTCCGTTGAATACCTTGTATGAATCAATCTCGATGATTCCAGGAGTGTCAGTTTTTCGCTTGTCAGCATAGCTCACCGAGCCATCGATGGCAGCGTTGGTGATCGTGGACCAGTTTACGTTGACCACGAATGATGTCGATATCGAACTGATTACAGTGTGCAGTCCTTCGAGCTGTGGGTTGGCAACTCCACCATCATCTTGCGTGATGATAAGCTGGTCACCTGGTGCAAATGAGTTGGTCATGTTTATCCTCACATTGCCGCTCGCATTGGTCAAGCTCGATGTGTACAAATCAAAGAAGGTGTACTCCTCGCCTATCTTCACGTCGTACAAATAGTATGAATTCGGTGCGGAATAGCTCCCTGTGTTGCTCGTGTCGAGGTCCCAGCTTACTTTGTTTTGCAGTAGCTTTGAGAGGTCCTGTTCGCCATAGCCAGTGCCGAAGGTTGGTAGTGGTTTGTACTGCGCTATCTTGTTGGAGGTGCCAGCTTCATAGATGTCGAAGATATAGCGAAATCCATCCTTTGACTTATTCGTTGAGTCAACAATGAACTTGACAGGGTTGTACGCTGCCGTGAATGATTGAGGTGATGCGATGAGTGTCTGAGCCATTACTCTGTCGGTGTGTAGGTGATTTGCTCAAGCTCAAGCAACTGCTCACGAATCTCGCTGAAGTTAGGGTCATTCAATACCTCGAGGCCGACGATGAAGCGGTCACTGCCATCCTTGACGAATAGCAGCTCGCTTGTGTTTTTCTTATAGCCGTTCAATGCTGTATATTGCTCCTCGTTTGGGTGTAGAACTATCATAAGCTATTTTTATAAGTGTTCCAAGTATTAATAAAATTTGTATGTTCAGCAATCATTGATGCTCCCATTGCATATGCTGCACAGATGTGGGCTGCATATGTTGTACCAGAACGCAATACAAATTGGTTTGCACTTTGCACCGATGTTGAAGTCTGCGTTGTACTTGAGCCTGTTGTGCTGTTGTATAGGGTCACATCAACTAATGATGTTCTGTGAATTGATTTTGTATTTGCGGTAGCAGTAAAATCAAAAGAAGTTGCCAAAGTACCAACACTTCCAGAATTTATTCTTTGAGCAGTAGCTAAACCTCTAACTATTGAATTAATACCTGCGTTTGTATTGCCATCAAATCTACCCGTACCACTAATAGCATGAGTAAAAAAGTAACGTGAAGCGTTATTCAATGTGTACTGAACGCCTTGTGTTGCTGGGTTAAAGTTTGTATCTATGTAGCTACTTGTTCCGTTGCCTTGTAATCCGCCATTGCTTACAAACGTAGGCGAGTTTACAAGCGTTGATTGATTAGCATTAGGATTCTTCCAGTTGAGTGTGCCGAATGCTGAGCCACCATCTTGAGCGAACACATAGAATACATCCAGCTTTGCCCATACACCGATTGTTTTCATCGAAGTAAGCAATGTGTTCTGCTTAACTTTTACGCTGTCGCTTGGTAGGGTGTAGCCAAAACCTACGGATGACGCCTTGTCCAAAATTGCTTGGTAGTCAGTGTCGAAAGCAGCAACTGCAATGGCATTTGAGTTGGCATCAGTCGAGCCGATTACATTGGTAGCCGTCACAACGCAACGCACATTCGCTCCCCTGTCAGCATATACGAGAAGGTATGTCGATGATGTAGCACCAGAAATCGGTGAGCCGTCACGCTGCCATTGGTAGGCGTATGTGATAGATGAAGGGTTCGCAGTCCATGTGCCGTTGGTTGTTGTCAACGTTTGACCAATTACACCCGAACCACTAACCACAGGGGCGACGGTGTTCACAGGAGCTGTGAATGTTTGCACTGTGATTGTGTTGGATGTCGCAGCAGTAGAACCAAAGAGGTTGGTCGCAGTCACAACGCAAGTGATGCTTGCAGCTGAATCTGCCACAACAATGGTATATGTCGATGAGGTTGCGCCTGAGATTGGTGAGCCATTTCGTAGCCATTGATAAGCATATGTTATCGGCGTGTCTCCTGTCCAGGTTCCCGTCGTAGAGCTCAAGACACTACCAAGGGAAGTGCTTCCGCTGATTACAGGAGCAACCGTGTTGACAGGCGATGCACCACCTCCACTACTCCCATTTAGAATGCGGAACTGAGCGTTGTATAAACTATAGAAGTACATTACCCAAGAACTAATGCAACAGAACCACTCGCCAACTGCACACCACTGAATTGAAGATTGTTGATCGGGGTGATGATTGCACCAGCTTTGACGGCAGTGCCTGTCGCTGCGATGTATGTCGACTTGACGTCTGTGCCAGCTACCTTGATGGATGTGAAGACAGTGTCCTGAAGCACAACGATGGCTTCAATAGTCTTGGTTACTTCTGTTGTGTTGTTGGCAATGTATGTGCCCATGTCGGCGACAAGTTCGCCCATTAGATTTGTTCCCATGTTTTTTCTTTATATTGCAAATTATCAGCCAAATGTTTAGAACGCAAAGTAACTGTCATCGGTATAGTACTCCTGGCGGATGTGGGTGGCAGCATATCGCACAGCATCCATGGCGTCATCGAAGAGCTTCACTGGTGTGTCATCGATTAGGTCACCAATCTTTTTCCATTTGTAGTTCTCGTATTCTTTCTTGATGCGTGGGTCATCCTCGCAGAACACTCCGAATGTCTTGATGTTGTCGATGCCTTTCTTGACTGACTTATCAGCGTTCTGCACATCGTATCCAGCGTTGTTCATCTCGGCAATGATTTCGGGTCGAGCATAGTCAGCCACGATGGTGACATTCTTTTCAACATCCATTTGCTGCATACGATCTATGAGGTTGGTGGTCGTGAGGTAGCTCTCATAGATGACAGGCTCGATGTAGATGTCATTGTCGCACCAGTAGACTCGCACCAGGGCTGTTGGGTGATTGTACCCGAAATCGCATCCGTATACAAAATTCACAAATCTTGCTGGCCTATGCTTGACGAATGTCCAATTGGAGTAGATGTTGCTCTTGCTGATGGCCTTCTCGCCGAGTGCATAGATTTGATACAGCGACTCATCGGTGCGCTTTAGGTCCTCAATCTGCCGCTTGATGCTGTCGGGCAAGAATGGATTGTCTTTGTATGTTGACTTGATGATGATGCTCTCATCCATCGGTAGGTCATAGAGCCAAGATGATGACTCACTCGGGTTGTAGTCGAAAATGAGCTTGTGCTCGGTTCTCATGTTCAGCTGCTGGAAGTCTTCGAACCACAGCTCATTGGCTTCATTGCACCACCCAAGGTCACGCTTACGACCTCGAATCTTCTGCTCGTCATTTACACTGAAGAACTCCACGATGCTTCCGTTGCCGAAGGTGTAGATGTGCTCTGACTTGTTGTGGCTCTGCACGTCATAGATTTCCATGGTCTTCATGATTTCAAAGAAGTCACGCATGACTGTTGCCCTCAGAGCTGGGAAGGTCTTGCGCACGATACTGACCACCTTGCCAGGATGTTGTAGGCAGTACACCACGATCATTTGGCAGAGCGAGTAGGTCTTGCTCGAGCGGCTGCCACCCTCATTGATGATGAAGCGGATGCTCTTGTCTTCCAGGGCGGTGTAGTTCTTCTCGAAGATGACAGTGCTGTCGATTGTGATTTCAGCCATAGGTCAAGTTTAGGCAATAGGGATGCTATACGAGTATTTCTCTCATATAGACACTTCCGACAAATATAGCAATAATACTACTCTGTCGGTCTAATTATGTTGACTTTCACCTCAGAGATGCTCTGCCCTCCAGAAGTGATGTCAGTCTTTTCAGTCAGACCATTCAGTCGCTGAGTGATGGAAGGGTTGTACTGCCCAGCCATCCCTCCCTCGATTTGGTCTTGCTTGATGTTTGCCTCTATCGTGCGGCAGACTGTGGTATACGCTGAATATCTCCCATCGGTATTTGCGAAGTAATCCTCAATGCTTTTGTGCTTATCGGCAGCGAATGCTCTGAATCCCACGACGGTGAGTGGTCTCTCGAGTGGCAATGGCACAGCCTCTCCAGTCTTGTTGGATAGCTGATATTGATATCTCGGATTGTTTTTGCACCAGGTGCGATATTCGACAAATAGTTGCCACATATCTTCAGGCGTTTCGATGTGTTTTTGCTTTGGCATTGGTTTGTCTTTTGCGTTTTGGTGTTGGTTCTGCTGCTTGAGCTTCCGTCTGCTCATCTGCCTCGATGCCTTCATATCTGATGCAGACTTCTGGTGCAGTTGTGCTGACGTTCTCCTGTTCGAACAGATAGCCGAATCCTATGGATACATAGTGACGGTATCTGCTGACATCTATATTGTCAACAACTACCGTCATGTTTCCGAGCGTGGTCTTTTTGATGATAGTCTTGCCCTTGTATTCATCTTTTATTCTCATAGTGTATGGTTTTTAGTGTATTTTTTATGTCTGCGATTAGGTAGTGAGCTGAGGTTACAGGGATGTTGAAGTACTCAGCCATTGATCGTGCTGTCGTGAGGCCCTTATCGAAGTAGGCCTTGGCCACTGCTATCTTGACGTTGTCCGTCAGTCCATCTCGGTATATGTCCACCGATGACTTCCATCCCTGGTATTGCTGTTCGATTGCGATTTTATAGCTGAGGTCTTCCCCATCATCGAAAGTGTCAGGAACTGAGATTTCTGATGCCAGGATTCGCTCATCTTTGTAGGTGTCGACGTTCTTCCAGATGACTTGCCGCTTGATTGAGTTAAGGATATAGCTCTTGACCTTGCCGACATCCTCGGTATTGTCATTGATTTCGATGCAGTGAAGGTATGCGTTGGAAATGACCGTATCGATTGTTAGATGTGGATTGTATTTGGAGCAGAAGTACCTGGTGTATCTGTGCAGCTCCTCGTAGTGAGTAGATATGTAGCGGTCAAGAATTGCCTTCATACCAGTTGATGAATTCCTTGTACCATATTTTGCGCCTCAGCTGAGAGCAGAAACATTCACGATCAGGCTGTCCGGTCTCTGATACCTTGATGCGCTTGAGCACGTTCAGCGTTCTCTTGCTGTATCGCTCTGCGTCATCCATTGCTTTGACTGCTGTGATGTAATCTATTTGCTCTCTATCCATTCGCTTATTATATAGGCGACCATCGCTGTGATTGCTGCCGTATATATATTGCCAGAAAGTGCCAAAGCAGTCCAAAATGAGGTACATTTCCAACAACCAAAGCCAGCGTGAATGTAATCACCGAGCTTGGAGCTTGGGATGACCTTGATGAATAGTAGGTCAATGACCCAGTGCAGAGGCTCGAAGTTGGCGATGAACCAACCGAGTGCGAGATATGATAGAATCAGTTCCATGTTGTAAAGATAGTTTTAATAATCAATATGATGACCACAGCGGTCACGAGTATCATGGTGAACAGTGCTGCGAGGTATTCCTGGTCTGGTTTCATTGCTCCTCGTTTACGATTTCTAATCTGCCTTCAAAATTATATCCAGTCAATCGAATTAGTTTTTCAATGTGGTACAATAAATCTACAAGCTCCACATCTTCGTGGTTAAATTCAAAACTTGCTTTATCGCCATAGTGTGTTATTTCTATTTTCATTGTTCTTGGTTTAAAAGGAGGGCAGAACTAACCACCCTCCTATTTAATTACTACATTAATTCAAGTTCTTTTTTAACTGACTTCCAAAACAATCTGTCCTCTGGATAATGTAGACATTCACAATTAATAATCAAGTCAACTGCAATTTTAGCTGATTCAATAGCTAATAAATCGTAGTATATTTTGCCTACTTCTCCTAATTCTTCATTGTGTTTATTACACTTATCAATAATTGATTGGTCAGTTGAAAAATTAATAGCATCTTGAACTTTACTAAATTTTTCTAAAATTGCAAGTGCTTCGTTTTTTGTTACTGAATGCGTTTGAGTTTTTAACATTTGAAATTGAGCGTGTTCAATTTCTTTTGCTTGTTCAAATAGTTCATCTCTTCGCTTCTCATAGCCTTCCTCAATATTGTAATTTAATCCTGCTTTAAATTGCTCCTGCAACCATTCTACTGCTGTTAATTGTTTTTCCATAATATATAGATTTTAAATTGTGCGGTAACATAGACGCACCCCTATTTTTCTTGTTGTTTAAATTTTTGAATAATTATTTTTCCTAAAAACCTACTTATAGCTAACCCAGCTATCAAGTAAACTATTATTTCTACTGCTGTCTTCATTGTTCTTGTTGTTTAAATTGTTTGTAATACTTCACAAATGTTTCGTGTTTAAATCCAATCATTGGATGCGTTAGTCTACTTTCTTGAAAGGCATTTAACATCTGCTCCTTCTCCATTTCAATAGCCTCATGAATTTCATCTTCGTGGTCAGTTGTGCAATCTAAACCTAATTTATGCACTAACCATTCTACTGCTGTTAATTCTTTCTCTTTCATTGTTCTTGTTGTTTAAGTTTCACATTCCGTGTTTTGATAATTAAGTTGGTATTATAATACCCTATGTATTTTCTCATATTATTCTGATTTAAAGGTTTATTTGTTTTATTTTACCACAATCTTTACATATTAAAGTTTGTCTTACCGCTGTTGGTATATCTGGCATTTCGGTATCACGTATGTTTGTGGTGTTGTGTATTT